ATAATTACCCGCAGCCCCACCATTATAACTAACTTTAGCAAATGTAACTGGCGGAGTAGAAGTTGAATTTAAAAAACTAGTACCTAGTACTGCATATAATCTACTGGTAACAGGAAACTGTCCAGCATTAGCATCTCCTGCGCTATCACAACTGATAGTTTGGTTTTCATTTGAAAGACCAGCAATAAAAGCATCGTCGCCTTCACGTAAGCTATACACTGAAAATATATCAAATACGCTGAAAGTTTCAGTACCAATAGTTTCTGTAACAGTAACTCTAACAGTTTTTGAGCCTACTGCTGCAAAGCTGTTTAGCGTAAACGTGTTAGTACTAGCTGTGCCAATAGTTGATGTAGGGGCAACGCCATCTACTAACCAAGTGTAAGTTGGGTTAACAAAATTACTTTGAATAGCAGTTAGTACAATACTTGCAGGCGATACTGTAGTAGTATTTTTTGCAGTTATAAATATTTGGCCAGGTGCTACAATAGATACTGCGCGAGCAGTAGCTCCTTTTAGACCTTCTTTTGACTTTGCAAAACTTTGACGTTTTACAATTGTAAAATCTTTTCCAGTGCTTGTTTTACCAGTAATTGTATAATCTATGTATGCAACATCCTTGTCGTCATCCATAGCAGAGTGTGTATCAAATTCAATATAGTTTGCAAAAACACCAGGAGTTGGATCGCATACAATATTAACATCATCAATAGTAGTTATTCTCCATGTGCCGTTAGCAAAAGGGCTACTAGTATCTACGGCTAAATAAGTATTACCTTCTTTGACTTGAATAACTGTGCCGCTGCCTTGATAACTACTAAGGGTAGTTGTACCATCTTGATAAGACGGAATCTGATGTGATTCATTTACCAATTCAACAGTAATTTGTTCTGAGCCATCGTTAATACGATAAAGGGTAAGAACATCTGATACTGTACCTAGGGTAGCAGTTACTGTTGCAGTGCCAATAGTTACGCCAAGCGCATCAAATTGAGCTTTAGTAATTGTTATTGTATTTGTAGCTTGAGTAAAAGCAATCGTTCCAAGACTAGCACCTTCACGGGTAAAAGCTTGAACAGTAAATGTAGGAGTACCAGTTAAATTAACTAAACGAGCAGTAATTGTGGTTGAAGGTGTTAGTGAGCTTGTAGCAAACTGATCTTTGTAAAGAAACTCTTTGTTAGGAGTACTAAGTTGAATTAGTGGTGCAGTTTCTCCAGCTTTGGCTCGGTAAACATTCCATGTTTGTTCTACAACTACGTTATTATAAGTAGCTGTAAAAGTAACGTTACCACCATCGTCTGTTAGACCAGTACAACTATAAACGCCTGTTGTATAATCTATGTATGCTCCAGTAAGGCTGTCTACACTTCCTGCTTTAATAGCATAAACTGGTCCAGCCCCTGTAACTTCTTGACTTAAGTTAAAGACTCTGAAAACACCTGTAGCATTAATAAAGTCTCCGCCAGTGCCATCAGCTTTTGTTACTATAGGTACAGGATCGTTTGTTAGATTGCCGTAAACAGTTACGTTTTCGTCAAAAACCACGGCTGTTAACTGTGCAGAAACTGTATAAGATCCAGGGCCCGTAGGGCCAGCTGGATCTACTTCATCTTCATCAATTGCACTAACAAAAGCATATTTTACATAGTATCTGGTATTAGGTGTTAGTCCAGTAATAATTACACTTAAGCTGTTACCAGAAGGCACAAGTGTACCTTCTCCATTATTTGGATTAAATCCGCTAATAAGCGAATACCATACTTTCACAAATGCTAGGTCATCCCTAACATCTGTGGTTCTAATAGCATCGTAGGGTTTGTCCAATACTAACTGTAATGATTTTATGCCTGGGTATAAATATGCCGCCATGCTTATCCTTTAAGTAATAGTTCTAACAACTATTGTTCCTAGAGTACTTATAGTACTATAATTACCTTGTTTATCTAATGCTCTACAAGCTACTCGGTAAGTAACTCCAGATTGTGAAAGTCGGGGTCTTGGCTGCTCACGAAGATCAAACCTAGCTTCACCAGTACTTTTTATAACTTTAATATTATTTGTTGCTGGATTTGGTACTAACTCCCAGAAGTCTTCTATACCAGTGTCTTTGTACAGTCGATATTCATAAGTATCAAAATCAGCTGTTTGCAATGTAACATCTGGTTTTACAACAACAAAAGTACGGTCTAAATCTAGTGTTAACAATGGTGCAGCAGATCCGTTAAGTGTCTTACCTGCATTTGTAAAGTAGAACGTTTCAGACCAAGGGCCTACGATAGTCCCTGTCTTATTGCTGTACCGTGCACGTATTTTATAAACACTACCAGTACTTAAGCCATTAACTGTTAAACTACTAACAGATTTGTCTACTCTATAAAGCTCGGTTAAATTACTGGAACCAAAGTCACTATCTCCACGAATAATTTGTGATTCAATTTGTTCTGCTTGAATAGTTAAATCTGCAGGATTTGAAAAACTAACAATTACAACATTTTGATAAGTTCCGCCAGAAATAGCTTCACTTAAAACACTATCGCTACTTACTTGAGCAATTATGGGTGCTTTAGTAATAGTATTTTTAACAATATCATTATTACGTAGTGTAACATTTGCATCGTATGTTAATAATTCACTTAAATTAGCTGTATAAATACTTGGTGCATAATCAACTAAAGTTAGCTTTGCTCCTGCGGTACTTGTAGGTTCTACGTTTATAACTACTAGTTCTTGAGTCTCTTTACCTATTTCGCCAAGCATAAATAAATTGTCAGCTTCTAAACCGTCCGCAACTATAATAGGCTCTGTAGAAAGTAATCTAATAATACTAACGGATACAACTTGACCAGTAGTTATACCTGGAGTAGTTGTAGCTAGATCTATGGTTTTTGTAGTTCCATTAGGTTTGGTTTTATCATTTACTCGGACTAATATTCTATATGTTTTTCCGCCGGTTAAGTTTACTGGCTCTGTTAGTTCCAGAGTAGTGCTATTTATAATACTTTTTATTCTGCCAGTACCAACGCCCCAAAGTGGAACATCGTGGCTTACTTTAACCATATCACCTCGATTACACACCAAATACTCAAAATCTGTATTTAATGTATAAGTTTCAGGACGTAATTTTAACTGTGCGTGATGCCATCTTGCTAAGAATTTTGCCTGATTAGCATTAGTTACGCCAGGTAGCGTTATACTTTCAAATATTGTTGCTTCTAATTTTCCATTACCGGCATCTTTAGCATATCCGTAATTATAAACAATATACTCAGAAGTTTGGTAAGACTGTTCTTCATCTACAATAGTTACTCGGAAAGCATGGGGTAATCTTGGTAAAGCCTTTGTAGACTCGTAGCCCCAGCTATTGTGTGGAGTAAAATATTGTGTTGTATATGTTCTTGGTCGATCTATTACAACAGACCATTTACCGTCTAAAAATATTGGGCTACCTAATCCAGCTGCGCAGATATCTCGTAGTACATCCATAACACTCATACTATTAGTAATAATGTTATTGTAAGTTAATCTGCCGCCAGAAGGGTTATTACCATCACAAAATTCATGCCAACTCTGTAAAGTAGGTAGATCTATTTTATTAGCCCACTCTAGCGCATTGATTTTGTAGGCATTGCCTGGGTGCATTAAAATATAAGCAAATAAACTAGCAGGATTATTAGTAGGCCTACTAACCCACTTTTGTGTAGTTTTATCCCAGTCTAAACAAATGCTTTGTACTAAAGCATTTACTCCGTCAACAGAACCATTAATCTTATTTGTACTTTGTACTCGTACAGCAGTTTTTGCAATATAAACACCAGGAGGATTAACAGCAGGGCGTGTATTGTCAAAACAAGCAGCGGTAAAGAACACTACTTTAGCATATTTACGAATATCACCTTCTTCATTTGCATCATTATCAGTACGACGGCATCTAACTGCATATCGGGCTTTAGGTAATTGGGTAAAATACTGTGTGTAACCAAAAGCATCTTTTCTTGCCTTAGATACACCAGAGGTTCCAAATACTATTTCAGTATGTGTTGTAGCTATAGTATTTAAACCAGATTTAGTAAAAGTTATTCTAACTGCAGTAGCCATATCACGACCACCTTCATTACCGCCAACTAATTTAACTGTATGATTGCCTGCTTCAAAATACATATTAGTTGTAACAGTTTCACGCCAACTATTTTCAGGCATAGTTACTATTAATTTATCATCAATGTAGACGCCACCTGTATCATCTGCAGCTGCTTCAATATCGTAGTATCCGCTATAAGGAAAATTAACTGTTTTGGTTATGTTTAAGCTGTCTAAAAAGTTACCGGTATAGTTTGAAGGTCTTACTCCGTAAGTTTGTAAGAAACTACTCCAACCGCTATATTTACTAAAAGTACTGTTTACTCCGGTATATTGTGTAGAATTAAATATTTCTACAGGTGTTGCTGCTGAAATACCTGCTCCAGCAACAGAACTGTCGTTCCAAACTTTGCCTGCTTGTATAGCAATTTTTACAGCCGTTAATCTAGTTTGTGTACCAGAACCATCTCCTGAATCTACTTGAATTGTCTCTGTTATTTGTGTAGGTGTTAATGCTAGTCCTGTAAATCCAACATAGCTACTTAAATGTGATGTAACTGGTTCAATTATACCTGTGTTAGTCATAACCACAGTGTATAATTTTAAAGAACTTGGAGGGATTTGTGGTAAATAAGTATACGTGCCACCATCCCCTATAAGACTGGCGTAAGTACCATTCTTATATTCCTCAATCATTGCAGTACTAGGAGGGCCGTTTAGAACATCTGTTGCGGCTCCATCATATCGTTGTATACCTCCACCAGGAGCCATAGCAAAAATACTGTGTCTATATAGTGTAACTTGTTCATAATCGCCACTACTAGAATTATAACGAACAGCAGTACCTGGGAGAGTAAGTGTTGTTGTGTATGCGTTTGAATTAAGTTGGTTAGAGTTATAAGCACCAAGAGAATATGCAGGAGTATCTTCAAAACTCCATGTATTAGCAGCACTATTATAAGTGCCAAGTTGAATTTGAACAGCTGCGGTAGCTGGACTAACTTTTCCGTCTTTAATATTAATAGACCGCATACCTTCTGGAAAGGTAAATGCTACGTCTACTCGAGTAGATTCTTGGTTAAAATAAATATATTGCCAAGGATTACCGTCTGTGGCGTTATTAACTAATTCAACATTTTTTGGAGGAGCTTGCTCTACATCAGAACCATAAAGGCTGTTAAACGCTGTTTGATCTTCTTCAGGGCGGCCATATATTATAGCAGGCTTAGGCATTGTTAGTGCTAAACC